CGCCCACGAGCAGGTCGGTCGCGGACAGGTTGACCGTGTTGAACCAGCCCGTCGCAGCCTGTGCATCGCCCACGCTGATCGCGGCCGAGGAGTCGGTCCACAGAACCGTGCTGGTGACGATGATGTCGTGCAGCGTCGCGCCTGCGGGGATGACCACGGTCCCGGTGTGCGTGACCGAGGTTGCGTCCTCGGTGAACGTGATCGTCTTAGAAACCACGATCCCGGTTGGCGAGCCCGAGAACACCTCGTCGCCGCTGTGGGTTTCGACTCCGCTGTGCGTCTCTGCGCCTTGGTGGACGTGGGCCTGGGCGGTCGTCTTGACGCCGGTGATCGTCTCGGCGTTGCCGAGCGTCATCGCGGTCCCCGACGCGGCCGGGCCGGTGAGCGTGACGCCGTTGGGAACCGTCAGCGTCCCGGTCGAGGTCGTGATCGTCAGGCCGTTGATCGACTTCCCGGTGATTGCCTGCGACGTGTCCAGGCCGACCGCAGTGAAGCTGGCGTCGGGGATCGTGACCGTCCGCGTGGTGCCTGTCGTGATCCCAGAGAGCTGGAATGCCAGGATCTTGGTCGGGTCTGCGTTGTCCGTGATCAGGAAGGTCGAGTCGACCACGGTCCCCGCGAAAACCGCGTCCGTGATCGTGGGGGCGGTGATCGTCGGAGACGTCAGCGTCTTGCCCGTGAGGGTCTGCGTCCCCGTGGTCGTGACGAGTTCCCCGGTGCCGGCCCCGTGCACGCCAGAGGTTTGCTGGGAATGGACGTCGGCTAGAGACATGAGCCCCTCACGATAGAAGTTGTGCGGAAGATGCCGGGAAGATGCACCCCAACAGAGGGCGCGTCAAGAGGCTCGGAGCGCAAGCCCTAGCGGTGGTATCTCACGCGACGGCCTTCTGCGGCCCCTTCGGTTTGGTCGGCCCGCCCGCGCCCGGCTTCTTCCCGCCCGGCTTCGTGCCCTGGAAGGGTTGGGCCGGCATCGTCGGCCGTGCTGGAAGCGTCGGACGGCCCGTGGGTGCCTTGCCGCCCGCTCCCACGTCCGATCCGACCCGGCCCTGGGGTGCCGCCTCCGGCGGAGCCATGAGGCCCTGGAGGGCGATCCCCTGCACGAGCTTCGCGATCTGCGGATCGACGATCTTCGACAGGTTGGGGACGTTCATGATGTCCCCAGCCAGCCGCACGACCTCCTCGATCGCGATGTAGGGCTGCTGGATCAGGGCCGGCAGTCGCACCGTCAGGAAGTCCAGCAGGGCCAGGAATCGCGCCTGCTCGAGCGCCTCCGACGTGCGCTCCATCGAGTAGGGCTCGATCTCCAGTTCTAGGTCGTTGAACGTGTACCCAGAGCCCGGCTTGTGCTCGCCGCCCTGATACCACAGCTCGGGCGGGGTCGCCTGGATCTCGCCTTGACCGACTTGGAGCGCCGCCTGGGATCCGGCGGCGGCCATCTTCATCGCATCGTCCATCCCGATCGGGAACATGATCGTGTCGGTGTAGTAGTCGAACCACGCCAGCGTCCGGCAGACCTGCCGTGCGCCGACGCCGACCTGGCTCTTGACGAACCCGATGCGCTGCTCCCCGGCCTCGGACGCGATCGCGTTCTCGGTCGCCGTGCCGGCCCCCGTCACCGTCCCGCGCGCCGCGTCCGAGGCCCCGGCGTACTTCGCCAGCCGGGCGCGCTCGTCCACGATCGACGCCGCGATCTGATCCGTCGCCCCACCGACTTCGAGCGTCCCGTAGGACTTCGACACGTCGTCGACGTTGATCACCTCGATCGAGCCCGACTCGGCCTTTTTGAGCACCGGGGCCATGCTCGCGTCCTTGCTCGCGACCAGCCCGATGTTCTTGTACGAGAGCTCCATCTCGTGCCGCGCCTTCACCTTGGCGTTGAGCATGTCGACGATGCCCTTGACGGCTGTCGTCGGCGAGAGCGGGGCCATCTCGTCGGGGACCGGGTAGATCCCGATCAGCGTGTACGGCCCCCAGGGAGGCCCGTAATACGCGCGCGGCTCGCGCAGGAATGCACCCTTGTCCTGCCCGCCGCCCTGGCCAAAGCCCAGCGTGAACAGCGTGCCGTGGAAACCCTGCTCGGGACCGGGCGAGCCTTCGAGCGTGTGCTCGGGAACCCAGATCTCATAGCCGGTGATTTCCTCGCGCCAGGTCTCGCCGGCTCCGCTCGGGCGGTTGAGCTTGTCTGTCCCGGCTCCGGGGGCGAGCGACTCGATCACGTCGACGTTCCAGCCCTGCTCGGCGTCGGCCTTCTTGAGCAGCGTGTCCTTATCGAGGACCCACTTGTGCCAGTAGAACCGGCACTCCGAGCGGTCGATCGCCTGCGGATCCCAGCCGAAGCGCTTGGGGCTGATGCGCTTCACGATCGGGCGCTTGGGCACCGCCTGGATCGCGTCCATGTACCCGCGCTCACCGTCCGACTCGAGCGTGGTCATCACCACGCCCCAGCGCATCAAGGCGTCGATCGTCGCGAGCAAGAGCGGCTGGCGTAGATCCAAGTCGATGATCTGGCGGTTCACCGCCGCTTGCAGGGCGCTCGCCACCATCGCCTGAGAGCCGGGGAGCTTGGTCGTGATGCGCACGCGCGGGTTGTCGAACACGATCGCGGGCGCGAGCTGGGCCACGATCTCGAACTCGTGGCTTTCCGGGTCGAAGTCGCCCGGCTCGTTGCCCTTGAAGAACGGGCCGTGCATGCGCCCGATCTGGTCGTCCAGGCTCTTGAGCCGGCTCTCCAAGAATCGCTCGGAGGCTTCGATCTCACGCGCGAGGTTGGACACGGATACGTCGAGGCTCATGCGATCACCTTGTGCCCGAGCACGTCACCGAAGGACCATGGGGCGAACTTGGGCGCAGCGGGCGGGTCGGCCATGTCGCGCATCCACGCGAACGCGCAGGCGTAGCGCAGAGCGTCGCAGCCGTGGTCCGGCACGCTCGGGTCTGTGTAGTCGACAGTGCGCGCTTCGGGCTGGGATGACTTCTGCGTGAACTCGCGCCGCGCGTAGACGTAGCCGGGGATCTCGTCCTCAAGGCATGTCGGCTGCGACTGCTCGACTAGCTCTGGGTCGGGCGTGTGGCGCAGCGCGCCGCGCACGAGGTAGAGTCGCGGCTTGCCGTCTTCGCCACGCCCGAATCCGTGGCGCACAAGATCGAGCCCGGCCATGTCGCCCGATCCGGTCGACGCTCGCTGATTGTTCGCCTTGCGACAGATGCGCGCCATCTCGTCGGTTTCATGGCTGCCAAGACAGTCGTTGAAAAGAGAGATCGCGTCGTCGCGTGCCGGGTCTGCCACGATCGCGCGCAGGTTGAATTCCTTGTGCATCTCGACTGCACGCTCCGCCCACCACGGAAGCCCCTTGTTCGTGTGGTATAACTCCGCGAGCATGTAGAGTCGCTTCTCGCCATCGACCCCGAAGACCAGCATCGAGCCCGGCGAAGCGTGCCCCCAGTCGATCGCAGCGAAGTGCCAGCGAATGTCTTTCTTCGGCACGTCGCGGTCGTAGATGCAGTGGATGTCCTCGTCGAAGTTCTCCCAGACAGCGCCCTCGGCCGCGCACCACTGACCGAGGTAGAGCCTTCGACGACGCACGCCGGTAAGGCGCGCGAGACCTTCTAGGTACGCGCGGCCCTTAGGCGTCCAGTCCTTCTTGTCGAAGTCGTACCACTTCGGGTTGTGCTCGTGGCGCGACTTGAGCGCGATCGAAAGCCCATCGCGATAGCGCTTGCGCGCCCAGTGCGTTGGAACACCCGGGTTCGTGTCAGCGATGAGCCACTGGAATGGAATCCCGCCCTTCCAGTTCCGCAGCGCGCGATAGAACTTCTCGTGTTCGTCGCGCGAGATCTCGATCACTTCCTGTTCGTAGACCACATCGTAGTCCGTCGAGAACAGGCGCGTATCGACGTCGAGCCCGCCTAGAACGAGCGTCGTTCCGTTACCGAAGCGGTAGGCGTGACGTTGCTCGCGACGCGCGCCACGCAGCATCCGGTGCTGCGGCGGAACTACGTCTTCCTCCCAGGTCTTGCAGAACGATTCCGTGAGCGACGCGCGTGTCTTGCGCACCACGAGGATGCGGATGCCTGGATAGGCGAATCCGAGCCAGTAGAGCACATGCGCGATGCCGCGCGACTTGCCCGTGCCCGCTGGCCCCCACACGAGATGCTCAAGGACGCGCGGCTCGCCCGTGTATCCGCGCAGATCGTTCAAGAGCTTGAGCGGTGCGCCGCGCAGCTTGACCCGCGGAGCGGTAGCGATCACGGCGTGTCCTTGTCTTGGTCGTCGTCCTCGCCGGTTGGAAGCGGAACGGTCGGCACGTCCTCGCCCTCGAAGATGACGGCGACGTCGATCTGCCCGGAGTGCTCGATCTGCTGGCGATTGCCCCAGCGGTCGGGGTGCTTGCGCTCGAGGTACCAGGAGGCTGCGCCCCAGTCGAACTTGGCGACCGTCTTGGTCTTGGTCGAGAGCCCGCCCTTGGGATCGTCGGTCTCTTCGAGCGTGTGCTCGGTCCAGCCCTGGGCCGCCTTTTCGATCACGGCGAGGGCGCGCTCCTCGGCTTCTGCAACGGCCGCGTCAACGGCGTCCAGGAATTCCTTGTAAGGCCCTGACGGTTCGTCTCGGCCGCGCTGGAGCCAACTGTAGTAGGCGCTCTTGCTAATGCCCCCGAGCCGCGCTGCGGTCTCGCCGTAGTGGCCCGCCCGGAGTGCGTTGCAGATGCGCTCTTGGACGGACGGGATCAACTCGCTCGTCCGGGTCATACTGATGTTCCACGCGGAACGCTAACGGATCCCTACTTGGGCTTCTTGCCCTTACCCCGGCCCTTGATCTTCGCGCCCTTGACGTACCGGACACCCTTGATCGGCATCGTTGAGTTCCTTTCGGAGTTGGAGCCAGCCCCGCGGGTGGCGAATGGCTGGATCGTCTGGGTCTGGCTCGTGGTCGGTGAGCGATTCGGGAACGTCGCTCATGTGACGAGCAGCGCTTTCGCTGCGTACCGGCCGACGACCATGACCGGGCCGTAGAGCGTCGTGTTGAGCCGGTAGCAGACGCGGTAGACGTGCCCGCCCTCGATCACAAGCCCGGCCTGTGTCATGTCGAGAGTGTGGCGGAAGTTGTAGCCGACGTCGTCCGTGCCGCCCCAGTAGCCGTCGAGCACTATGGCCGCAAGGACCGAGGACGCTGCCTGCCCGTTGAGGGAGTAGATCGGCGTGGAGGGTGTTGCGCCTTGGAGGTCGTAGACGCGCAAGTCCCAGCCCGTGCCGGCGCTGCCGTTGCCTGTGATCAGATCACCAGCGACGAGCACGATCCCGGCTGGCGTGACCAGGCGCGCGACCGTGGTGGGCCACGCTTCTTCCCAGATCTCGCCTTGGATGACTAGCGGGTCGGGCAACTGGGCCTCATCTGCCCAGCTTCTACACCCCAGCTAGCCGTCCGACAAGGACCCCGGCCTGAGCGAGCCGGCCGCGCTGCATCCCGGCGGATGCGAAGGCGGCAGCGCAGTCGGCCTCGGGGGGCGTGGTCTCGATGCCGTAGTCCCAGGTGTCGATGTAGAGCCTGCGGCTGCCCGTGCTCGAGTTGGCCCGGGTGACGAAGCCCTCGGCCGTGCCGCTCACGATCTTGTCCGCGTGCGCGTCCGTGACGGTGCCGAGCGGGGACACGGTCACGTTAGCGGCGCCCACGCTGGCGAAGACGACCTGGACGCCGTCGACGTAGAGCTTGAGGGTCGGATCCCCAGCGACGTCCACGACCCGCATCCGAAGCTCGTACGTCGTGTCCTGGGCCAGCGCGACCACCACGGAGGCGATCGTCACGGGTGAGGTCCCCGGGCTCGGGATGCGGATGCAGAGGGCCGTGAAGACTCCGCTGGTGTCGTTGCGCTCGATCCGGCAGACGTAGCCGGAGAGCACCTGGCCGTTGGTCTGGGCGGTCGCGGCGGAGCGCAGGAGGATCCCAGCCCCGCGGAACCCGGCGGGGGACGCGCCAGCCGACGCCCAGGCGACGTCAATCCGCCGGTCCTGAGTGACGGGATCGTCCGCAAGGCGCTGAGAGACCCGCGCCGTGTACTGGGCCGTGTCTGGCTGGGTGACGAAGAGGCGATTGTTCCCGCTGTCGCGCTGGAGGTCTGCGGAGGTGCCGACGTTGAGCCAGGCATCGCCCCACCAGCCACATGCCAGGATGGCTCCGAGAAAGGCGGCGTCTGGGTGGCCGTCCACGATCATCGGACCCCAGGAGCTCGGAAACGTCGTGTCGTGCGAGAGCGTGGTGCGCACCCACTCGTCGCGCAGGTAGACGGTCCCGATCGGGTGCTCGATCCCGAAGTGGTTGAGGGCCTGGGCGTAGGTGACGCTCGACTGCGTGGCCTCGCGGCCGGCAAAGAAGCCACACCGGCCCGGATCGAGCGGGCTTGCGTCGTCGTACGAGAGCACGAGCGCGCCGGCCGAGTAGCACGAGATCATCGCGTGCCGCTCGATCGTTTCGACCTGCATCGCGATCTCTCTGGGCAGGTTGAGGTTGAGCGTGGAAGAGACACCGAAGTTCCCAAGCCCCGCCGGGGAATCCAGGAGGCGCGTCATGACCCCGGCGACGACCTTGAGCAGCTCGTACTTGTACTGCCCGCTAGAGTTCGCGAGGAGGCAGAAGATGTAGCCGTTCACGGCCCCCTGAATGCGGCCGTCGTTGTTCTCGCCTGTGCCCGCGTTGGCCCACACGCCCCCGGAGACGCAGGCGAGCACGGCCACGGTGACGCGCGGGTTGGTGGGGAGCGCAGGCGCGGTCGCGGGCTGGGCGTGGAAGGAGAGCGAGACCTTCGAGTCCGACGTCTCGAGCGGGCGGTAGATCAGACACCCGAGGTTGATCTGCCCGCTGGCGGTGTCGCGGGTGATGCAGGCGGGCGTGGCCGAGCCGCCCACCGGGGCCGTGGAGAGGCCGAAGTACCCGGCGTACAGGTAGATGTTCGTCGACGTGTTGAGCGAGAAGCCCGTGCCGCCACCCGCGTAGCTCGGGTCGGACGAGAACGGGACGAGCCTGGTGTACTGGGTCGAATACTCGCCGTACTGAATGCCGCCCTCGGTCCAGGCGTCGGTGCCGGGAAGGACCTGGGTCATGTGCAGGGTGTGAGGCTGCCGCGTTTCATCCCGGCTGTGGCGAGCGCGCCGACGATCATGCCCGGCTGAGCGAGCACGCCACGCGGGCTGTACGAGACGGCTTCGGCGTACTCGAGCTGCGCGGCGGTGACGCGCATGCGGGCCGGGGGGAGCAAGACCGAAGCCGTGAAGCGAATGCGCAGGTCGCTGTATGCCGTGATCCCGGTCGCCTGGAAGGAGAATGTCTGCCAGGCGTGAACGGGCCAGGACATGACGCAGGTCAGGGAGCCGCGCACGGTGGCGGTCTCCAGGAGTTCCACGAGTAGCTCGCCCGGCGCGACCGACGCTCCGCCGCTCTCACGTGCACGGACCGTGACCGTGTGCGGCGTGCCGGGCGCTGGCGTGGGGCCGCTCGTGAGGCCGACCACGAAGACGTCCGTTGCAATGGACGGGCTGACGAACGTGAGATCGTCGTCGGGCTCGAGCGTGCCCTCCTGGATGCACTCCCAGAGAGTCGCCCGGCCGGCGGCGGCCCAGCCCGTGTTAGAGCTCGTGGAGATCGGGACGAGGACGCTCACGCGGGCGGTTTCCATCTCCGGACCTCGCCCGGCTTGGGCTTGCTCCAGATTTGGGCCTCGATGTCTTTCGGGGCGCAGGCTCGGTGCCACTGAGACATGGCGCGGACGGCGATCTCTTGGTCGCCCTGGAGGCATGCGCCGCACGCAGAGCAGACGGCGAGGTTGTGGCATTCGCAGCGCTGGTTCATCGGTCCCTCGTGAGCGGCGTCCTGCGGATGTCCCGGATGGCGTCGTGCAGGTGGGAGAGCGGCACGTCCGCGTCTAGCGCTTGAGCCACCACACGAGCACGGTACGCGGCGTAGTCGTCGTGCGGCATCTCGCCGGAGCGGTAGAGCTGCTCGACGTGGACGATCCGGCCCGCGGCGAGGCGCGTGCGCTCCCAGAGTGCGCCGGATTGCTCCTGCTCGATCGTGGCGAGGCGCGCGCGGGCGGCTCTCAGTCGCTCCCGAGCGGAGTCGTGGGCCAGCGTCACGCGAGCAGACGCTACGCCTGGGGGCTCGGGAGCGTCAAGGCCCTAGGAATAGTCGCGCGTGTCCCACCAGGACGCAGAGTTTTCAGGTCGCGCGGAGTCCAGCCGTAGACCTCGCCCAGTGAATTGACATGCACTCGCCCACGCTGCGCTCCGCGCATCCGGCCGGTCTCGGCGTCGACAGCGCGGAGGTTCTTGGCTGCACCGTGCGGCCGGTCTAGCCAGTGCGTCGGCTGGGGCTTGGTCTGGATGTGCGGGATCCTGGACCAGTCGATAGCCGGCCCGGCCGGGTACACGATCCCGTGACGCATCCGGCCAGTGCGAGCCGGCTTTGACGGATCGTGGACCGTCCCGGCCTTCTTG